TTGTAAATTCGTGTACTATTCCAGATTTTACATAATTATCAGCAGAGCCATAACCGAATCCAAGACCAATAGAGTCTCCAGTTGGGTCAAGGTCTGCATTACCACCTCTAATTAATAATTGTAAATCCTCATTTGATGAACCACCTGTACTGTAAATATCTACGATGTCTAATTTTTTTAGCGGTGAGGTTGTGCCTACTCCAATTTTTTGGTCATCATCCATAACTAACGCTGTTACCTCTCCATTGCTTGCGTGTTTTGTCACAAAATGAAGTTCAGTAGCATACGCTCCACCAGCACCAGCTTTCGCCTGTATTCTTGCAAGAGCATTATCGTGTCTTCTATCAAATGTTATCTCAGAATCCCCTGCTGCTCCACTATCTTGGTGAATTAAAATTTTATTATTCACCATTAATTGAACATCAGTTGTATTACCAGCAGTTCCGATTTGCAAAGAACCATTTGAAAGAAGTTTCATTCTTTCTGTAGAACCGTGATTGTAAAAAACAATTGTATCTGCCGCCCCAGATTCATCTCCTCCATTTGTTTGGATAGATAAAGCACCATCTGAATATCCTATTGCCGCATAATTAGAATCGTCACTATCAGTAAGTTTTAATGTTGGATGTGCTCCAGATATATCTGCTAAATCACCATTAACTGTAAGTGTGCCTGGAAATACAGCGTCCATATCAGAATTAAAAGTCACCCTATTCCCACTACTTAAATCACCAGCACCAGTATTTATGACAAAGTTATCTGAATCTGAATTATCAATTCCCATCATGTATCTTTTTGTACCAGTTAATAAGAATTGTGCAACTGCATCGCCAGTACCATCTTGTTCTATCAGTAATCCATTTGTTGTGTCAGTAGTAGTATTATCTACTTTTATATGCAAAGGTGTAGTAGGCGTGACTCCTATCCCAACTTGTGTATTCGATGTATTTACAATAAAGACATCTCCACCATCTGAGTCTTTTCTGACTAAGAGTGCTTCTGTATTATTAACATCTATTATTGATGTGCCTTGTAAAACTTCATTTGTTGTTATTGCAGTACTACCAGTTACTGTTAAATCAGCATCTATTGTTAAATTACCAGTTACAGTACCACCAGAAGCAATATGTTCGTCAGTTGTAGTTATAAAACCCATTATGTTCTCCTATGCCAAAATGGTTCTAATATTTGCATCTGAACCACCTTTTCTTTCAAGAATTAAATATACTTCATCTCCTAATCCATTAGGCACTAATAGTGAGTAAATAGTATCTCCACCTTTTAAATAAAGATCTTTGTTAGTATCTATATCTGAATCTGTACCAGTTGTATTAAATGTAAAATAAAAATCATTGTCTGACTGTAAATGAACTTTGTGATAACCTGTAACATTAACTGCAATTCCATCACTATCTGCTACTGTTACTGATTGTACTTGCCAGTCTGCAGCTGTATCTACATTTAAGGATTCGTGAGCTCGATGTCTCTGAAGGTTTGCCATTTTATCTCCTTTATTTGTTTAGTTCAGCTTGCGAGGCGAGATGCTCCTTATCTGAATCTAGTATTAATTTACAATTATTTTATCGTATCATGCCAAAACTTTGTACTCTAAACGGGCCTCTTTGTTTACCAGCATGAAATTTTTCTGTTATTGCTCTAAATTCTTTCATAAAATATTCTTTTAATTCTATTTCACCAGCATCTTCTGCATATTTAGCTTTTACATAATAAACTAATGCAGTACATAGATAGTCAGGTAAATCAACAGTGTCATCCTCATCATTAAGAACATCTACATTATAATACACATCTATAGTTTCTTCAAATGACTTTTGAACAGTTGCACTGCCACTATACTTAGTATAAAGAGTTATATATCCTGCTCCAGCTGCTTTAACTTTATGTAAGCCATTGAACTTCCCAGCTTTCCTTAATACTATATAACTTCCATCACTTAGACTTTCAGGGGAAGCAGAATAGTCATTGTCGCCCTGGTCTATAATTTTTAATAATCCACCAAGAGAAACATAGGTATCTATTTCGGTATTTACATCTTCTGTTTCATTGATAAAATAATCAGGACTATGTACATATTGTATTTCTAATCCATCTGCTATACTTTCTTTAGGACTTTTCCATAATAAGCGTCCTGCAACTGCAAGATCATTTAATCCAGGTTGTGATAATGTTTGACCACTTGAAAAAACAAGGTCTTTTTGAACTAAGGAAAGTTTATTTCCTTTTAGATAATATGCATATTCTTTACTAGACGCCATCTGCATCCTTCCTTAATGGTTCACCAATCATCCTGGGAATAGACCTGTATTCATCATCTACGTTAAGATGATTTTTACATCGAATATCTAATACCTTTAACATATCTGTTGGAAACTCATAAAACCTTTGATCCTTAGTAATATCTATTCTTTCAGTATTAATATGAGTTTCAGATATCATATTGATTTCTCTAAGACCATCTTTGATATATGCAAGAGTTCTCCCAGTTTCAGAAGAACCCACTCTTTCCATTATTTCAAGTACTGTCATTATGATTGATCTCCACATAAAAGATGTATGTTACATCTAGTTGTATTACCACTGGACTTTACTTTAATATTTCCTCCATCAAGACCATTTAAAGGCATAATAAAAAAATCATTTACACCAATTAATTTTACAAGTTCAGTATCCCCACTTTCAAAAGTAAAAATAGCATCTGGAGTACCTGTACTACGTTCAATATCTATAATTGCCATCAAAAAATCAGAAACAACCTGTGCATTAAATATAGTACTATGTTCGATACTTACAAGACTAGTAGTAGTGGAATATGATTCTTTAAATTTTACATCGGTACTTGTAGTACTCATTGTTTTTCTAATCGTACTTCCAAAAGTTCTGTCTATTCTACTTGCAAGTATTTCAGCAACATCACTCCCATCTGCAGCTGTTATAGCTTCAATAGGAGTGACCATGCCAGAATATTCAATGTCAAAGTTTGTAGCCATTAATCTACCATTGCTTTAACTTCTACATATACAGCTTCACTAGCTGATGTGATCATGTCAAAATCATCTAAATTGTCTATATTTGATCCAAATGGAGCCGTTAAAACTATAGATTGATCTGGGTATAACGATATAAATCCATTTGCAGCTGCACCGCCAACTCCTATCATTACTTTTGTTGTTGCTGTACTTGCAGTTGTTTTAGCAGCATCTTGATACCCGCTATGTTTAATCCATAATAATAATGGACTTGCTAAGCTTTCCATAGCAGTTTCACCACTTGCTGCTGCCACACTACTTTCATCAGTCCATGTTTGAGCGTCATCAGAATCTAGTTCAAAATCACTTGAGCTTCCTAATCCAGTTGCCAATGATTCATTAGTAGCTACATCTGAAAGAGGAGCATCATTTGAAGCTGCATGTCTATGATAAACTGTTGCACTCGTTCCAACTTTTAATCTTGTTGATGCCATGTTTTATTCCTTTATTTTTGTGCAGCCTGTGCTGCCATTTGCATTCCAATCATTTGCGAGTTGTTCTGAACATACGTTTGTACTTCAGCAACAGCCCATTGATAATATTTATTAGCTTCAGCTTCATAAAGCTGAGCCTTCTGTGAATTTAAAGTAGTTTTTTGAGTTTCTGAAACAACTTCTGCTTGATATTTTTGTAAATCTGCAGTATAAAGAGCTACTTTGTTCTGATATTCTTGAAATTCTTTTGTTAATGTATTAGTATAATCTTGAACTTCTTTATTTACATCAGCTTGGTAAGCTTGTAATTGATTTGCATATTTTTGCAATTTAGAAGAATACTCTTGAGCGTCTTTAGTTTGTTGATTAGTAGCTTCTTGTATTTTTTCTTGTAACTCATTTTGAAAAACTGTTTGTTCTTTATTAAACTCATTTAATTCATTTTGAATATCAGCTTGAAATGTTTGTATTTTACTTTGATAATCAGTTTGATATTTTAAGAAATTTTGATTCCATTCTTCTGCTGTCCATTTCTGTACTGCACTAGCTACTTGCATTTGATATGATTGTAATTCAGCAGAATACTTTTGAATTTTAACATTATTATCTGCAATTATATCTTCCATTTGCTTAGTCGCATTTTCTATAGCCAATGCTTGATCTTGTGCTTTATTAAACTTTTCTATATCTGTTGCAAGTGAAGCTTCTTGCTGAGCGTCCTGAGCATCTAATTGAGCCTGTGTTATTACTTTTTGCAAATCCGATTGATGCTTGGCTAATTCTGCTTGGATATTTGCTTGATAAATAGCATTCTCTTTATTGAACTCGTTCAACTCGTTTTGAATATCTAATTGATATTGTTGAAGAGTATCTGATTCTGTTTTAGACCAAGCTTCCATAACTATTGCTATTTCAGCTTGATATCTTGCCACTTTTTGGGAATACTCTTGAACTTGAGATTGAACTTCTGCTTGATAAGAAGTTAGTTCAGAATTGTATTTTTGAATTTTATTATTATTATCTGCTATAACATCTTCTATTTGTTTTGCAGCATTTGCAAGTCCTAGAGCCTGATCTTGAGCTTTATTAAATTTTGCAATATCTACAGCTAAAGCAGCTTCCTGTTGTGCATCTTGTGCGTCTAGCTGTGCTTGAGTTAGTACTTTCTGTAAATCTGACTGATGTTTTGCTAATTCAGCTTGTACATTAGCCTGATACCTCACATTTTCTTTATTAAATTCATTCAATTCATTCTGCAAATCTGCTTGTATAGTAGCTATTTGTTTTTGGATATCAGAATCAAAAGCTTTTATTTCATTACCGTACTTACCTAATTTATTTTGATTGTCCTGTATAGTACTTTGCATTGATTGACTAGCAGCTTCAAGATTTGCATTATAGGATTGTATATCTTTTTGAATTTGATTTGAATATACTTGAGCTTCAGCTTGGTATTTTGCTATTGCTACATTATTATTTTCAATTGCGTCTCTAGCTTGTTCTTTGTTATTTGTTAAAGCAATTTTATTTGCTTCTGTAGCGTCTGTTAAAGCTTTTTGCAAATCTGTTTGCATAATAGCTTCTTGTCTTTGATAGTCAATTTGATTAGCAGTTAGATTAGCTTGGTATTTTTTAATTCTATCATTTTGAGTTTCTACCCATGCAGTATAAGCAGTACCAACCTCTAATTGATATCTAGCCATTTTATTACTATACTGTGAAATTTCTTTTTGGATATCTGCTTGGTATCTTGATAAGTCAGCTTCGTATTTTTGAAGAGTTAATCTATAATCCTGCATTAACGCTTCTAATGTTTTTGCAGCATTTTGAATATTTACATTAGTAGATAATTGCATTTTTTGTATTGCAGCTTGAGTAGATTGAACCATCTTTGTAGTAGCTGCCTGAGTAGAATTATTCATTTTAGAAACAGAAGCTTGAGTATCATTTGCAGCATTCGCTACTGAAGCTTGAATCAAAGTTTGCATAGCAGCATTTTTAGAAGAAACATCATTTGATGCGTTAGCTATAGAAGCTTGTACTTGAAGTTTTGCATTTTCTATATCAGCTTGCATATCAGCACTATTACTTTGAATTTCGGCTTGAAAAGCGTCTATATATGCTCTTATTTTCTGTATTTGAGCATTCGCTAATTCTACATCTTCTTCATCTTCTATCAAATGCCCTAAGGTTGACCACCACTGATCTACTTCACCTTGATCTCCAAGCACATCTATTGTATCTTCATCATCAAGTTGAGAAATATCCGTTAATTCGTTACCATCTCCATTTACAGTCGGTTTAGTATAAGAAGCTGATTTTACAGCAGCTGCATCAGTAGGTGCTTCTGCTATAGATGTTCCAGATGCATCAGTAGGACTTGTTGTAATCCCATCTACTGCACCAGCTATAGAATCTTGAGCTGCTGAAACTGCGTCACCAACAGTAGTGCCTATATAACTTATTGCTGGATCTATAGGAAGTGCTGGAGGAACAGCAGTTATAGTAAAATCACCTGGATCATTGTCTCCAAATGGATTACCATCTTCACTTGTATTAAAAAAATCTTCAAATGATGTGAAATCATCTAATGTTGGTGCAGTAAAAACTGGATGAGAAAAAGAACTCACAGACGTTTGATTAGCATCGCTATAATTTACGGTTGTTAATGAAACTGTCGAAGGCTCTACAGCCAAGCTATTTAATCCTGGGTCAGTAAATGATACAGTTGATAAAGAAGGAACTGAAGGAGCTACGGCAGCAATAGCTGTACTGGGTTTAGTATATGTTGGTACATCTCCAGATATATCAGCTTTATTTACACTTGAAACAGTAATAGGAATTATAGTTCCAACTCCAGATACATCATCATTAGTAACATCTGCATATGAAACAGTTGTTAACGATGGAACAGATGGTGGAATAACTACTACTGAAAATATCCCAGGGTCGCTATCTCCAAATGAATTTGTCGAACCATCAAAAAATGTGTCAAATGAAACCCTTGTTGTAATTGTTGGCTTAGTATAAGTAGGTGTATTTCCGCTAATATCTGCTTTATTAACAGAAGCAACAGTTATCGCACCAATAGAAGAAGCACTAGCATCTGCATTAATTGCATCTGTATAATTAACAGTTGATATACTTGGTACAATAGGAGAAACTGGAAGATCCAATGAACCAACAGAACCAAGAGTCGGTACAGATATATTGGGTTTAGTATATGCAGGTGCACTAGCACTTATTGAAATTGCCCCTGTGTCAAAAGACGGATCACTTGGAGCAGTAGGAACAACAGCATTTATGGATAAATCGCTACCAAAATCAGGAGATGCTGGTGCTATTGGAACACTCACATCACTCCAGTCTGGCATTGTGTCACTTGATAATTTTGTAAATTCTTTAGCACAGGCATGAAAAATAACAGCATTTCTTAAATCAGAATCATCATCTAGCTGAGAAAAGTCAATATATTCTACATGAGCTGTTACGCTATCTGTAGGAGCTGGTTTAACTTGTACTTTATTATTAGCATCTTTCCAATATTTAGGATATTTTGACGTAGCAAGTTTTAAACTTCCTGAATCACCTATAAAAGCCCTATCTTCTATCGGAACTTCATATGCAACATAATCACCTCTTCTTACAGATATAATATTGTCTGTTCCTACTGGAAGTGTTATTGCTGTAGGGCTTGCATCGCCACCATGCGTACCTGCTGTTGTTTCAGTTGAAGCCCATTTTAATAAATTCTTTGGAACGCTTGATACAATAAATTTTTGTGCAGAAACAATAAACTGGTCGTCAGCGTCCGAAACTCCAGTTATGTTTTCTATATCTAATTCTATACTTGTTGTTGCCATATTTTTTATAGAAGGGGGGAAATGAATCCCCCCTCCATTTGTTTAGTTAGCTTGATTAAACAAGTTCGACACTAACAGCATCTATTCTTACTTCATTATCAGCGTGAGCCACACTCCAATCAACATTAAGAGCTACAGCTAAAGTACCTGTAGTATCTTTAGATGTTAGACTTGTAGCAGCTGTAACAGAAGTGCCACCATTGGCATCTGTTCTTACTTCAGAAATAGCTGTCATCGCACCAGAACTACCCGTTGCAGTTACATGAACATCAGCCCAAGCGTAGACAATATCATCATCAGCTACGTCTAGTGCTGCTCCTGACGCAATAGCAGTACCACCAAAATTAAGAACTGGTGTTAGTGTATCTGTACTATTGGTATCAATAACTGTACAAAATACCTTGATCCTTACAATATCTCCTACTTCCAACTTATTAGCTGGAATCATATAAGAGAAAAGATCTGCAGCATCTGTAGAGTTTTCATGTTCACGACCTGTACCTGCTTCAGAGAATAACTTCTCGCCAACTCTATTGTCGAACGAATTTTGTCCGTACATCGGATTAGCCATATTCTACCCCCTTATGTCCAGATAGCATGGGATTCGGCCATTGACCATTCCATGCCAGCTTCGGTTAAGATCTGATCTACCCTACGGTCAACACCTGAATTTTCAAGTGTTTGTACACCGACATAGATAGATGTATCACGATTTAGTCCATTACCAACAAGAGGTCTGTAGGCACAATGTTTCATATTAATACCTAACATCTTAACATTGGTTCCATCCAAATGCACATTACGTGCAACATTCATGTCACCATAAACTGTTGAGATAGTTGTAATATCAACACCAAACACTTTTTTACGACCTGTTAAACTCATGTCGGCCCTTGCTAGTGAATTTTCACCATTAGCACTTGGATTTGCAGCCTGAAAAGCCTGAACAGAACCAAGGTTATTGGCAAAATATCCACTTAGTTTATGCAACCAGTTGTATACATCTGTAGAACAGAAGAATACTGTTGCTCCACTATTGTTGTAGCGAGGATCAAGAAGATTTGATAGATCATCTAAGAAACCATCTTGAGACTTTGTTTGAGTATCCAAGCTAAAAGTATTACCATAGCTTGTAATGTAATCAACAGCACCTTGAGTGTATTGAATACTATCGCCATCTGTATACTGAGATCCAAATAGCAATGATGTTTCAATATCCCATTTGTGTTCGATCAACTTCTCACGCCATACACGTGCCCACTCACTAGATTCGAACTTCAATACTGTGGCACGAGCCGTATTGGTCATTGCCATTGAAGTTTTCCAGATCTGAGTAAGCCCATGATTGGATTGATAAGGTTGGTCGATCCAGGTTTCTGGAAAACCAGAACCTTCAGCATGTGCTGAACCAACTACATATGTTCTTGCTCTTTCGAGAAGAGATCCAATTGATTGATCCGCTACTACTTCATCACCAGCTGCTCCACCAGGGCCGAAGTTATTATTGTAATAACCTGCGAATCCAACATAGCTGGAATCTGGTGCTTTTACAACTTTACACTCAACTACTGTAGGATATTTACTATCCTTTGCAGAGCCTTCGTATGAAGATGCATCAACTGATGATATCCTTGCAAGAATGTAACTTGCTCCCCATGACGTAGTTGCAGAAGCACCATCTGTCATAGTTGGGATTTTGATTAATTGACCTGGTAAGAAGAACTTTGGTGTAGTCCCACTTGCTCCAACATCAACTTTATTTGATGTGTTACCATACACATTCTGTACGTTACCTTGATACTTATAATCACCTGCCATATATAGCTTTAAAGTATCACCAACTGCTACAGAAGTTCCAGTACCGCCATCATTATATGCTTCTATTGTAGAATCTGCAAATTCATCTGCACCATCATTTTGCACATATCCCATAACATAAGCATAACGTTTATTAAACGAAGGACGTTTCTCTGTATACTTGAATTGAGGATCGTCTGTCGGTTTTTTTGCAGCCTGACTCAGAAATCTGAAAAACGGATCCTGAGGAATTGAAAGCTCAGATACTCTACTACCAAAATTATACTTTCTTCTGATATCACCAGTAGAAAGATTGGTACTTGTACCTGGGCCTCTTCCATCAAAGTCCGCTACAGTTAAGTCTGTGTTAGGCGTTATGACTGACACAAAATCAGACATGTTTAACTCCTATTGTTTGCGTTCAGACAGACTATAAATTTTATCTATCCAAACAGGTTGTCTAACTCACTGTCTGTACCCAATAAAGCATTGAAGACGGAATCGTCTGCAGACTTTTCTTGTGTACGACTGTTTGCTCCGCTGACTGTAGATGGCATGTTTCTAACATTTTTCATTTGGTTTAACATATCTTTTTTAGTTGCTTCTGCTACGTTACCAGCTACTTTCTGTTTATTTTTTAAATAGTTGATATCATCAAGAGTAAGTGTATGTGATTTTGCCCAACTGACTAAATCAGAGTATTCATCGTCAGACATGCCAGATTCCTTGCGGAATTTAGCTTCATCTTGTTTTCTCTTTGTTTCAGCCATTTGTTTAGACGCATTTGCTTTTTCTTGTTGTAGCATGCTACCTACTCTTTGTTGGACAATTCTATCTACATGAGCATTCATAACTTTTGCACTATCTGAATTGGGATCAGACATTGCATCTTGTTCACTGTAAATAAAATCCTCATCCAAACCTAGAGAAGATTGTATACTCTTCGATGGTTTCCCACCTGTAACCAAATAATCTCGGACATGCTCTACTAGCCCGCTATCATTTTTCATTGCCTCAAGAACAGGAACAAAAGCTTCGACACTTTTATACTGCTCAGCGAGCTTAACGGCTTCACGACTGCTATCAGCATATCGCTTTTTATAAGGGTTGCCGTCATCATCCCAGTCCACTGTTTTGGAGCCAACATTACTTTCAGTGCGAGTTACCTGTTTAGGGTCGCTTGGTTGTTGTTGGGTTGCCTCAGTGCTTTCTTGTATTCCCCCGTTCACCTCTTGATCGAGAGCTTCAAAGAAGGATTCTTCAGAAGAGCCAAATACATGTTGTTCCGCTTGCTGTTGAGCTGCGTCTTCAACTTCTGTAGTTGGGTTACTTACTGATTCATTCATAATTAACCTCTTTTTAGTTATACTATTGAATTATTTTACGAATTATTTTTATTACCCTGCAACTGGTTTCGAGCTTTTTGTATTTCCATCGCCATCTCTTTCTTTTTTACATCAGCTTCATTACCCATTACATTCTGTAAGAGCTTTTGCTCTGCTTCAGTTTGTCTATAAGAATCTTTAGTCTCACCTTTAATTTCTTCTTTTTGTTTATTTATTTCCATTTCAGCTTGCATGACTTTACCTTTAATTCCAGCTTGAACAAGTTGTCTTTCAAGAGTTTCAATAGTTCCTTCTTTATCCTTAAGAGCTTCTTGCATTTGCTGAAGTTGTCCTTGTAGCTGAGAATAAACACTTTTTCTCTTGGCGATAAGATCTTTCCGTTTTATATCTGTTTCAGCTAACACAGCTAAATCATCTACAACACCAAGTTGCAATAGTTCTTTTAGTTCAGCTAAATATGCCCACCTATTAACAGGTAATGTAGATCCTGAAACAACACGAACATCAAATTTAGCAGAAGAAAAGTCCATAGACTTGCCGATAGCTTCTCCCATATCATTAAACATTGGAATATTTATTTCTACTTCTCTATCTTCTTGTAACGCAGAAGGTTGAACAATCCTAAATCGTTTATTTGCAGTATAGATAGACTGTGAATATTGCATAACAACTTCACCTAATTGTTTTAATGCTGGTTCTATAGAATTTTTCATCCATTGTTTTACTCGTCTTGTCCCATATTCATCTAAAGCTAACATACCACGAAATGTTTCATGTTGTTGTTGTGTATCACCCTGCATAGAAGAATAAATACCAGCAAGATATTCCATATCTGCTTTTCCTTCTTGAACAACAGTAAAAAAAGCATTTGAAAGAGGGGCGGGCATAACAGGAGTAGGTCTTTCTGTTCCTGGTCTTACTGGTAATAACGCACCTGGGGCAGAAGAATACTTTTCCCACATTTCTGCATCAATACTTCCTTCTTCAAACATCCATCGCAAACTACTTCCTAATGATGCATTATGAACCATTATTTGATGCGATTTATTTATTTCCTTTTGTTTTCCAATTAATGGACTTACAGCAGAAATAGGATAAGGAGTTCCTGTCCATTTGTAATGAAATGGAACTATTGGATATTCAGTAATATTTTCTGGTAAAATATATTCATACAATAGAGTGTCGCCAGCTAAACAACATTGCTTTATCCTTGTACCATAAAACTTTACAGCATCTACAAGGTTTACAGCAAAAGTTTTGTCTTTTAAAAGAACTTTATATTCTTTTTCAGAGATAATTTTATTTTCTATTTTAGATTGAGCTGCTTGCAATTCACTCATATATTCTTGTTCAGCAACTTGTAATTGTTGATTCATCATGTCCTGAGCTTTTTGCATTTCAAGTTCATAGCGTTCAGGTATCATCTTGCCTTCAGCTACAGCTTGTTCCATTTGTTGTTGCTGTTCAAGTAATTCAACTTCCATTTCTGATCGCATTTCTTTCATTCTTACTTGCACTTGTTGCTGTATAGCTTCTAGTTCTTCAGGAGATGGAGGTATACGATAAAATATATTCATGTATGCAACTTTTATTTTTTCATATACTTCAAAAAACTCTATTAATGGCTCTTGTTCTCCTTCAGCAGTTATACCAATATCATCCATTGAATCATCATCATAAAGAAAAGTTCTTTGATCTCCTGTTCCCATAGGCCTTCTTGTATAGGAAAAATTAGTTTGTTCGTCACTACTTGCTTTTTCTATTTTTCGTTTATGGTCAGGAAATAATTTTATTAAATGACTTTTGGGAAGGACTTTTCTTATCATAATATAAGAAGCATCCCTAAACATAATGTCTCTAGATTTTTGATCAACATAAATATCAAATGGTTCTGGCTGACTTATCTTAACTTCACCCATTCCATTGTCAGCGTCTTTATCAATTTCTACCATTAAATAACCTAAGCTTTTTGTAATAGAATCGTTTACAGCATTTGAATACAATGTATCTCCATCAGACTTGCCCCAAATATAATCTGCGATATCGCTAAATACTGCAGCTACGGCAGAATCGCTACCTTCTACTCCAATAGCTTGCCATCTTGGGTTATTAGCAGTAGCATAGTAATTTAACATTTCTACCACAGGCAATATCCTGTTAATAGTAAAGGTGGGCATACCTTGTTCACGAAGAGAAGCCAGTTCTGTTTCTTTTAATTGTTCATCGTGTGCAAAGTCATATCCTTCTTGATTGACATTTTGCCATTGTTCTCTTATAAAATTATTACTGTAATGAAACAGTTGCCGAACCATATCAGCTTTTTTCTTTTTAGCCATTATTTATATCCTCTATATGTAGCTTTTCCTTTTATAACTGGAGTGTTCATTTCAAACAAAGGTGATCCCAGTCTTCTTAATAAATTTGTGGGTGTTAATATTGGTTCATGTCGATCTACTGAAACATTCCATTTATCTTCAAAATTCCCTTCTTCGTCAAAATAGACATCTCCTAATAATTCTTCTTTACCTTTTAGCATTAGTTTATAATTACGATCTGGATTATAAGCATATATATCTTTTGCCACTGCTTGTGTAAATGCAAGATCTAATCTATCTTGAAATCCTTTGCCAAATTTTGTTTCAGGGTTCGGAGTAAATTCATTAACTCCAGTTTTTTCTAACGGACTTTCTTCAGGACTGTAAAGAACCTTATCAGACAATTTTTCCCAGGATTTGTCAACCCAAGCATCCCAAAGTTTTTTATCAGTTAATACTTTTTCACTATACATTTCCTTTGGTACTCTTACATTAGTACTATATTCGTACCTAGGTTCGATACCTAAAAGCCTTGAAGTAAGTTCAGACTCACCAGGAACATATGTTTTTGTAAAACCTGGCAAACTTACATTTTCATATATCCATTCTGCAGCTTCAGGGTATTTTGCTTTTTTTATAGGTTCAGCCATTATGCGATTACCCAATCTCGTACTTTTGGTTTTCGTTTATACCAATTACCATCTTTATTCTGCTTAGAGTTCATAGGTGGATGTGCATATTTACACGCATATGCTAATGCATCAATAGTATCATCATGTGCCATACGAGGGCCAAAGGTTATTATTTCTCTATGTAGATCGTACATTTCTTTTTTTAGATGTATTTGTCCTACTGCAAATCTTTGTGCCAATACTTCTTGTATCCTATCACGTTTACTCATTCTATTTCCAGGTAATTCAGGTTTCCATCCGATACTAAAATCATTTCTTCTACGCATTTCTGACTGTAATGCCTGGAATATTGGCTTACTCATACTAGTATCTTCTACTGTAAACAATGAAGGATGAAAAGAATGAGCATAATCAAACATATAATCTACAATACCTTTTCTATCTTCTCCTAGAATAGACACCACAGGAATAGATCTTTTTCTAATATAATCTAAAACATAGATATTATTTTCTGGAGTAACAGCCACTACAAGCAGTACAGAGAAATCACTATCTCTTCTTGCACTATCGGTGGCAGGGTCAACCCCACAGAACACGTTGCAGGGTTGAGTGTCCTGCCCATTAGGCGTAATGAAGGATAGCCCTGTTTCCTCATCATGGGTAAAGCTCCCATCCCAATGCTTAATATGATCTCTAGTAAAGATAGCGTCATCAGCACTCTGTACTTCCATCATATATTCTTGATAAAACTTTTGAGGCTGACCTGAATCAGCATAAAATTTCTTTTTACGTTCCATTTCTTTATGACCAAACCAAGAAGGCCAAAGAGGAGTACTATCATCCATTATAGCTTTATACGTAATTACTTTCCAGCTAAATTGCTCTTTTTCTTTTTTGGCTTTATCGTGTCCAACAAGAATGTTTTGAATAAATGAATCAAAGTGAACAGGCGTTCCGTTAATTCTGAGCCTACCATCGGCAGGTTCAAGTGCAGGGAATACAACTGCTGTAACCAGATTCGAAATTTTTGCTCTGGATTCGGGGGTGATAGTATTATTTTCATCTTCAAAGTCATCCAAGACAATAAGATCATACCTTTTATGCAGCTTAGCACCGCCACGAATCCCCGATAGATTAGATTTGGATATGAGTTTACACCCGTTTGATAGTTCGATATCATCTTCAGTCCATTTTCTCCCTTTTAAATCCCCAAAATAATACTTGACTTTATCATTATACTCTATATGGTACTTGATATAGTCAAGATTTGGTACTGAGATTTTTGATGAAGCTGCAACCCAGCCATAGAACAGCGGATCCGTTGCAAAACAGAAATCATGCATAATATTGCACTTGGTTAATACTGTTTTACCATGACCTCTAGGTAGGATAATAGCTAATTGCCTATAATTCTTGTCCATTAACGCATCTGTTACTTCATAATGAAAGAATGGAGTTTCAGAACGCATGAAATCTTCTGGAAGAAATAATTTTCCAAAAGCTATTAGGTCTTTTTTAGCTAATTCTAGCTGTTCTTCGGCTTTTGATACAACTTTTTTATTAATATTTGCCATTTATTGTACCTTATTATACAAATAATAGCAATTATAAGGCAAAAACTATAACTTATCGAATTTTTCTTCTATTTTTTTGAATTGTTTTATTAAAAACCACCTCATCAGGTAATGATATGCTAATAATAGTACAGCTAAATACACTACTATAAACACATCAAAGCCGTTCTGAGACAATGATTGCAGCCAATATTTCATACCTCTAACTCCTTTGGACGTTCAACAGCTTCTATCTGATCATCAGTGAAGCCTTGAAATAACGCTCCCGTTACTTGTGTTACCTTTGTACTGGACTTATCTTCCAGGTCAAGGATATCAGAAAGTTTAAATAATGCCTTTAAACGGACATCTGGCTTTTCGCTAGTATCCGCTTCTGCCTTTATTCTATCCAAAATATACTTTGGACTAATTCCTAATTCCTTTACAATAGGCTCTAATTCTTTTTTCATAGCTTTTATTACCCTTTCTGTTTTAATAAGATTAGCAGATTTTGTATTTGCATAGTGAGGATTATTGGTGGGGAATGCCTTGAGATACGATTGCTGTGCTGTGAGTCCAGAGGAAAGGTATTGAACAAACAATACCTCGTTTTTTGAGAGCGTAGTTCGGGAGTGGACTCTCTCGTCAGCAGATAATTCCCCACCAAATGAGTATATATTCCTTCTTTTCGATGTATCCATCTTGGTACGTGGAAGGCACACAAAGGTTCCCGTGCAAGTTCCTATATATTTACGGATACGGTTTTTACCCTTATCACGTATCATAGTACCTGCTCGTAGAACTTGTACAACACATCCATCATCAGCTAATACCCAGTCTCCAACTTCTCCTGAACGCCAACGCTCTCTTACTTTTATATCAGATGGGACTTCATCCATAGATTCAAATACTGTATGATTAATTTTATTTACTTTATAATGTCTCATAATATAGCCCCCGTCAGGGGGCGTAGTGGTTAAGCAAGCCCTATAATATTATAATTCTTCCTTATTAGCATATCCAAAAAATCTTTAAAACCATCTTCTTCTGCTGCTACAGCTGCTGCTTCAATGTTTGGATCTGGTATCTCAATTTGTTTTTCAATATTATATTGCTCTTCTTTAATAAACTCTACCTCTTCTAATTGCTCATTAATACCTATAGTCAATTTATATATCTTCATACTGTAAAATAAGCATACTAACACTTAATAGATAGACTTTTCCCCTGAGGTTTAAGCATTTAACTGAAAATTTCACCCTAAGCCAGTCATTTCTCCCTTACTCAAGACTTATATTTCAGCAGTTTTTAGTAGTATCGGGGACAATTCGATTAAACTATGTTGAAAAATCTATAACCCGACTTCTGAGCCTCATAGTAGAACTATTGCAAGGGTACTAAAAGGCTGATATTCTACGAATCTACTGGGGCAAATATAGAAAAAATATTAGAAATACAAAAAGGTTTAAAAATTGTGGCATTTTAGTGCTTGGTGTTTTATATACACCCACCCCACTATCGTGGGATTTTCACTAACGTGATTACGTTATTTTTCATTTTGAATTATTTAATTACTTTTTGAATAATAAGGAGGCTTAACATGGGTGCACGTATAAGTAAATCTCGAAGAAACAGAGATACTTGGTATGATGCTGATTCACTGCACGGAATAGGTCAACACTTAGATACCATGTCAACTAAGTTGATGGTAAGTCAAACTGCTGCTATGCTGTCTGAAGTAGATCCTGAAGACGGACTACAGTTAGCTGGTACTATACTAAGTGCTGCAAGACCACAAGGTGGTAAAGAGGTGATGATTAACGCTGCCATGATAATACCTAAAGGACAACAGGATGCAATTGAAGTCGCTGATCCAGATATGCAAAAGATATTGATGGATGGTGGTGGTACATTTGTGTCTGAAGTCCAGGTAGTACGCAAGGTGCGGTAGTTATACTAACTTAAGGGAGAGACAACCCTGAGGGGGAGATAGCAATATTTCCCCCAATATACCTACTGTATTATATATATATATTATAAACTCCTACCAAACTTGTGGTGAAGATCACGTTAAATAAACTAAATGTATAGATAGTGGAGAGACCACGTGATAAAAACAGAAGACAAAGTGGACTGAGCCACTATAAAATCCAGTAATGAGTATAAAATGGAGGGGCATGTGATATGATCTAACCAATCACCATTCTAGTTGGTTACTAGGATGATTCAAGCAGGCTATTTATAGTTAGTGTGAGAATACATGCCTCATAATATTAAAAAGGAGTAATTATGAATGAAATCATAATCATTGTAGTATTCATCACAGTATTGTTAGCAAGTTCTTATTACTTATTAACATACTGGGATTAAAACTTAGCGGGGCGGAGAAGTGGTAACTCATTTGGCTCATAACCAAAAGATAGCAGGTTCGATTCCTGCCCCCGCAACAAGACTGCGTAGAGAGAATGTATTGGTGTCATGAACCATCGTTGTATTTCTCTCTCACCCCTTTAGGTCAGTAGAAAGTCCAACCTACACTACAGCTATTGACCTATTCTGGGGGAATATAAGTATCGAGTCCTCCGAGACCTTACATAAGAACATATTTTTATTCCCCCTAAAATTTCAAGGTAATATTTAGCTAAAGAACATATTGAATTGATTATTTTATTCAGAATATTAATCAATTTTTAGCTAATGATAAGCAGGAAGGAGGTCAGGGGTATAAGAACCATTGTAATTGCAAGAGGTTGCCTTGACCTTCCCTGCTATATATTTGCTGGTAACACCTTACATTGAACTCCGCATTTCCTGTTCTTGTAAGTTGCTCCTCCTTGTTGCCAGCATAACATTTTAAAAAAAGGAGAAACAAATGAGCGAGCAAAGAATATACACAGGATTATTTTTATTTGATCCTTTCATTGATCAATCAGATCGTATGGTAGCTGCATTGAGTAGATATCATATTACGTATGATCATTTCCCTGGAGAACCACAATTCCCTCAAGATGTTGCGGAAAATGACTGGGCTTACATTGAAGAACTTGGTGTTTATGATGATGGTGAAGTATGTGCTTCTTTAGTACATATTAAAAAACATGGTGAAGAAACATATCTACGTGTTCAATATGATCGTACTAATTATGCTGGTAGACCATTAAGACTTCCACTCCATATTACTTGGCAAACTGCTGAAGGTATAAAACCTGTAGAAGCTGGTAAGAGATTATATAATATGCTACATAATGATACAAATTTAGAATATTATATGCCTCTCAACAGAATGCGTAATAAAATAGATGGAGATGTAAATGTTCTAAGAAATATGATGGAAGCAAATGATTTAGATTACAACAGTAGTGATGATTATAATGTATATGCTATGAGAATGAAAGAAATAGGCTCTATGATGAAACCTATGGGAGTATGGAAAACATTTACTAGCAACCATGATGTAATGTCTGACGAAGAAGAATAAAATTTGGGAGTGTAACCAGCACTTAAAATTGGACTTAATATGTAGGTGAAACTCCTGCACGCTAATCCCCGAACTGAGCTGCTTAAGTTTGGTGTTAAGGATACTTGCCGAGCGGTCAATGGCAACTTTTCATTAATATTAACAACTAGGAGGTATTATGCCGAACATATGGTTATGTAATAATGCAGCCCGCTTCGAAGAAACTGACGTTGATTCAACAACTGTTGGTGAGTTAAGAGAAGAGTTAGGTCTTCCCACTGAAGCGATTAACGTGGATCGTGTTGTAGCTGCTGATGATCATCAAATATCTGATGGTGTTCATGTAGCTGCTGTTAAGACAAACAAGAAAGGCGGTAAAAAAGCTTGATATGTTTTCTTAATGAAGATTTATCGGTTCATGGTTAATAAAAACCACAATAACCCCTATAAAGAGCCTGTTTAAACCAGAGAGCAATGCTATCGTGTGTTTTATATAACAGGTTCTTTCGGGTTATTATTTGGAGGAATTATGAAAAAACAAAGATATAAAAAAACAAGTACTTTATCTGTTGGCACTATGGTGCAAGGAATGATAGGTGAAAACACTGTAGCTAATCTTTTATTAAAGAATGGTTATATAGTTTCAAGACCTGAAGTAGATCTTGGTGTAGATATGGTAGTCTGTAAACCTAGAAAATGGGGTGATAGATTATTAGTTAAAAAATGGATATCAATTCAAGTAAAATATCATTCCAGAACAGCAGAAACTACTTATGGTCACGCATTAATGGTAAAAATAACACCAAATCATTGTGATTATATAGCAACACCTATAAATAATGATGAAGTAATATTTTTCCAACAAGCAGAAAGCATGAAAGGTAGAAGATATGCAAGAGATTTTGCCTTTCCTGATAGTAAAAAAATGAAATATTGGGAAAGAAACAATAATCAAAACGTAAGAAGATGGGTTTCTGACCATTTACACTTACCAAAATAAAGGAGAGAACTATGGAGTACCAAGAAGTTCAATGTTTTGTTGACAGTTTCAACATGGATCATATCCCAGTAGGGCCTCAAGCTGAACTAATAGAAAGAATACAGCATTTAAATACATTAGTTCCTACGCCTTTTAAAGATAGATCTGATAAAAGGTTTCCATTTGTAAAGTTTGACGTAACAAAAAAATTTGGCTGGAAACCTGGCACATATAAAAACGCCAAAATTGTAAAAGATTACCTTAATTGCGTATATGAAGGTGTACATAATTATGGAAATATTAAAAATGTATGGAGAAAAGAAGAAAACAATAGGTATGGTTATTATCATACAAGATTTAAGAAAGAATTGTTTCAAATTGATGATATTCTTTATAATAAAAGATCAACAAATGCTATTTGGGTAGAAGATGATAATGAAATAGAAGAAATAAAGAATAAAGTTCGAACAGATATTTTTGACATGGTAAAAGAATATGTTTCTTATATGAAGAATATAATCAAAATACCTGTACAATTTCACACAATAAGAGGTATTTCTGAAGCAACAGAATTATTTAATACTATTGTACAAGATACGTGGAAATATGACTCTGCAGTTGCAAATATTGTATTAGTAATTGAAGGACAATATTCTCGCATTGTTGTGTTTCAACCATTTATTGATCTACAAATGAATGTTTATAAAGTTGAAGAAACTTATCCAATATTTAAATATCCTGTTGGAAAAATAATTGGTTCAATTAACTTAACTCTAGATAGTATGATTAGATCTTCTTTATCATTAAAAAGGAGTAGATGGGATGGTGGAATTGGTACAAAATATTGGTATAAACCATTAATAAATGGATTAAAGCATCCATTTGTACAATATCCTGTAAGGCGACAGGGAAGAGTTGCTGAACATCCAGACAATTGGGAAATATTATTTAATAATCAAGGAAATCATTGCCAAGGTAACATAGATGAAATTAACGGAAGACTGAAATTAATAAATCTTGTTAAATGGTCTGAAAATTGTTATACATGGCTAACTACATTTAGAACAGGAGTAACTCATCCATTAAATAGTGTCAGCATGGGATACTTTGGACATCCTACAAAGATAGATCCAAATGTAGACGATGATTATTTAGATATGTATGGAATAGATAGAGGTGCATGTTGGGATAGAATTGCACAATACAATTATGATGTACAAGATAGACAAAGTATCTGTAAACAATATTGTATTAAAGAAATACAAGAAAGTTGTGCTGGATTTACACGTGATGTTCGAGAAATAAAAGTAGCAAAACTTGTGCAAATTAAGAAAGAAGATTATGATCTCGTGGACAGAGAACATATCTCTTTACCAATTATGCGGATTCCTGATGATGCAATAAATGATGATTATTTAATTCATGTAGATAATTCACAAGATTCTGACAACACAGCTGAAGATATGCTTCAATGGATGAATAACTATCATATAAACAATTAACAAAAAGGAGAAAAAATGGAATTTCACATTTCACAAAAAGACTGGAAAAAGGTTATAGATTATGCCCAAGCATCTTATGATCAATTTTCAGCTGAAATTGGCGGATTTATGATTGCCAAAAAGAACAAAGATGGTGATTATGTTATATCTAATCCAGAAATACTAAAGCAAGAAGTTACTGGTGGAACAACTGAAATGGAAAAAGAAGCTGTAGCTGATTATTATGTTAAAGCATCTATGAAATATGGAAGTGATGTTCGATTTGTATGGTGGCATTCACATGCTAATATGTCTGCTTTCTGGTCTGGGACAGATACAAATACAATGAAAGAATATAAAAGCGGTGACTGGTCAGCGTTTCTTGTGGTAAATATTCGTGGTGAATACAAATTCAGAGTATGTGTTTGGAACCCAATAGAAGCACATGAAGATATAGATCTAAATATTCTAGGAGCTAAAGCAAGAAAAGTTCCTAAGACTGTTACAGATTCCGTATCAAAATTATGTTCAAAGCCAACATATACTACACCTAAACGAGTTAATACCTGGACTAAGGAAGATGATAGACAAGTAAGTCTTTATAATAGTGGATTTGGATATGGTACATATTATGGAAATGGATATTATAAAACTACCATAGAAACAAAAGATGATGACATTATGTTAACATCTACTGTTGATCATGTAGACAATATATGTAGTTTATATACTGAAGGTATATTCACATATAAAGATTGGCTTTTAGATGTTAAAAAATGGAATAAAACACTTAAGAAAAAGGATAAAAGCTTTAATATTGTTGAAGTTACGGAGAATGAATTGCATGAAAAATGCGGTTATTATACTGGATATGATCCTATGGATTTAGTAAATTTGGAGGATAAGAATGAGCAGAATATCGAGGTTTGAGGGCATATTCAACAACTTTGATAATTTTCATTTTCATATACTGGGTTGCGGGGCTATTGGTAGTTCCGCAGCTACCCAGTTAGCTAGATCTGGTGCAGAGAAATTTACATTATATGACTATGATAAGATTTCTTTGGCTAACGTAGGAGTTAGTCAATATACTGTATCTGATATAGGTAAATATAAGGTAGATGTGTTATCTGAATACTTATCTGTGATCTGTGATGACCCAATCGTCATTGAAATAAAAGAAAAGTTTATAGATAATGCACAATATGTACCTCATGGAAATGATATTATTGTCTTAGGGTTTGATAATATGTCTAGTAGACTTCAAGCTGTGGAAATAGCTTGTAGTGTAAAGAAGTTAAAGCCTATAATACTTATAGACGGCAGAATGGGAGCACAAACATATCAACAATATGCTTTCAAGAAACCAACTCTTGATAAGTATAAAAAATGCTGGTATGATGACGAAGAAGGAAGTGAAGAGCCTTGTACAGCAAAAGCAACTAGTTATTGTAGTAATATGGCTGGTTCATTTATTACTAATTCTGTATCAAAGATGGTTACAAGCCAACCATTTGAGAATGAAATAGTATTTCACTTTCCATCTATGTCGTTAATGGCTAAGTAACTAGAAAGGAAGTAATCGTCAGTTAAGCATATGCGATTCAACTCCGTAAGCGAGCGATTGCTTCCTATTCTAAAAAAGGAGAAGAATATGGTTTATTTAGGAACAGTAGCTGAATGGATAATTGAATTTCTAATTCTCGGAACAGCTCTTCTTATATGGGCTATAGCTGCGTTTATAATAGCAATGCTAATAAGCCTAGCTATAGATTTTATTAACAATGTAATGAAGGAAATATAATGAAATGTTTAATGTTTGACCTTGAACGTGGATCACAAACACTTGGTGGCCCAGAGAGTATTCAAAAATTATTTGGATATCCTGTGTTGTCACCTACTACATTTGATCAGTTCAAGAAAATTATATCCGATCTATATACTGTACAAAAAGCAGTACACAAAACAAAGATTGGTAATATTGAGATTGATCAAGAAGTTCTTGAAACAAAACCTCGAAATGGTACTGAAATTGATGCATTAGTACTTGATACATTTAGCGAATTATCAAAAAAGTATCAAAGAAGCCTTGTTGACAAAACAGGTAAAATGAAAATGCAAGATTGGGGTAAGCTTAAGAATACTCTTGATATGTTATTGGAGTTTATTACAAGAATACCTGGTGTATTAGTAATGAATGTTCATAGCAAATTAAAAGATCTTGATGATGGTACAACAAAAGTATTGCCTTATATTGATGGTAGCACTAAAGAAGACATTAGTAAATGGTTTGATTTTGTATTTTATACAAGAACTATTGAGTCTCCAAGTGGTAAAACTGAATATATTTGGCAAACAAAACATACTGAAAAGTATGATCATGCTAAAGACAGAACTAATTTACTAGATGCTGAAATACCCCAAGACTTTCAGCTAGTATTAGACGCTGTAAAAAAGAAGAAATTCACATCTGCTAAGATTCTCATCATAGGAAGTCCAGGATCTGGTAAAACGTGGAGTCTTAAAACCTTAATTAAGGAGAAGTCATAATGGCTATAAAAACAATGAGTGCTTCAACTGGTGGAGATTGGTCTATTGGTTGGAAAATGGTAACTCTAAAAAATGCTAAATACGGAATGTATAATAATGATGTACGTTATGTTGATGCACATTTTGAAGAGTATCCTGAAACAATAAATCTACGCATGTATGAAGCTAAATCTAAAGATACTGGTGAAGAATTTGCAATAGCAAGACTATTTCGCTTAGCAAATGCTGGTATAATGGGTGAAGTTGTTGATTCAACAGGTAAAAAGAGTATTCAATATGATGATGATGCTACAAACCTGAATGGAAAACAAATACAAGTATTCTTCTATAAAAACGATGAAGGATATTTTCGTGTATTAAATCGTACAGCTCCTGTAGAGCAAGATGGAGAAGTATTATCCTATACTGAAAAAGATGTTAATTACTGGAAAGCACAAGGTGAAAAGTATTATGAACAGTACAAGAAACCTGCTGATGATGATGGAATTACGACAATGGGTATAGATGAGATAAAGAATACTTTAACTCAAAACGATGATGATGAACCTCCATTCTAAATAATCTAAAGAGTACGTCAAAAAGGGCTTCCATCTCCTTTCCGCTGTTATAACAGTTTTTGGAAGCCCTACTCTAAAGGAGAAAACATGAAATATATAAAATGGTCAACTATTGACTTAGTTAAAACTCTCTTAAAAGAACATCATCACCTTAGAGATAGTGATAATAAACTTCTTGCTAATGTTTGGTTCTTAAAAGCTGAAAAAGTTGAAGAAGGAGCTATGGATTTTTTAAAATTGATAGCTGACGGGAAACTACCATCTTCAGAATCTATTAGACGGTGTCGTCAAAAATTACAAGAAGAGAATCCTGAACTGCGTGGAAAATTATGGGATAAAAGACATAAAATGCAAACACAGGTACAGGAAGAAATAAGGGAAATGGAAAATGATTAAAGAATTTGCTTTATCATTATCAAATAGACATCATTTTCGTGAAAGCAATAAGATGTCTGAACTTGAAGGTACACCCCAAGATACTTTCATGTCTTTATGGGACTATGATGAATATGTAATAGAATATTATAATAAAAAGAAAAAGTTAGCTGGATTTGATGGTCTTATCTATATGCCTGATGAATTAATATTAGACGTAGATGGTAAAGATCTTGCTCAAGCTAAACATAAAACATTATTATTAATTGAATTATTATATAAGAAACAAATCCCATATCAAATATACTTTAGTGGTCGTGGATTTCATGTAAATATTCCTGCTTTAGCATTTAAATGGAAACCGTCAAAGAATTTACATTTGAATGTAAAAGAAAAATTAACAGCTGTAGGTATATATAAATATGCTGATCCAGCTGTAATTGATAAAACCAGAATTATAAGAATACCCAATACTCTTAATACTAAATCTGGAAAATGGAAAATACCACTAACTGAATCAGAGTTTAGAAGTTTCAATCTTAATTTCAAAAATCAACCACGAAGAAACTTTAAGTATAATGAAATGGTCTGTGAACCAGTCTTCGATGTGCTTGAAAGATCTGTGAAAAAACAAGAAACTAAAGTTGTGAAATCTGAGCTTGGAAGAGATCCAGACCCTACCCATTATACATGTATACAACTCATGTTAAAAGGTGTAAGTCAAGGAAGTAGACATATGACTGCTTTAAGACTTGGTTCTCATTTACGATGGAGATATCCTGAAAGTACAGTTCGTCTTATCATGGAAGATTGGAGACAACGTGTTGATAAACACAATGTCCCATTTACAAAAGAAGAACTAGATAAAATTATTACTTCTTGTTATACAGCAAATGAAAATAGCGGATATAACTATGGATGTAATGATTCTATAAAAGACTCTCTCTGTCAACAAACTTGTTTTCTATATAAATCAAAGAAAAGTCAATCGGTTATGAATGCAACTGATATGGAAAATGTATTAATTGATTTCTATACTAGTAATATAAAACCTATAGACTTAAAAGATTTATATGAACAATCAAAAGGTTTTCCTATTTATCCTGGTGAAGTAGTGTTAATACAAGCACCACCTAAAAGTATGAAAACAATGTTACTCCTTAATTGGATAAATGCATTTAAAAAACATACATATATGATGGAACTTGAAATGTCTCCAAGGCAAATTATGTCAAGATTGATAATGATTGAAAAAGGTTGGGATGAAAAAGACATAGAAGTGCATTACTCAAGGAATAAAAATGGATTAGATGTGAATTTTGATTGGCTAAAGGTTGATTATAATTCATGTTATCCATATGAAATAGAAAAACGCATTCAAATGATGCCTAATAAGCCTGAAGTGCTTGTTGTTGATCATCTTGGTTTATTAAGAAGTAGGATGAAAGATAATAATATGAAGGTTGAAGAAGCATCTCAAGTATTAACTGAATTAGCTGTACAATACAACCTTATAGTATTTGTAATAAGTGAGATAACTAAAAGTGCATTTCATGAAGGTATGAATATAGCATCCTCTAAAGGTTCATTTAGAGTAGCTTATAATGTAAATAAAGTGTTATCCTTACAACCTTTATTTGACGTAGGTGAAAAGAATCTTATAAAAGGATTAAAGCTTGAGAGTACTGCTAATCGTGAAAAAGAAACATTATATGTTGATCTTTCACTAGATGGACTAAGGTTAGTAGGATGATATCTATCATAACAACAAAAGATCTTTCATGTCAACATCCCGAAGAAGATATGGAATATCAACCAAAAGAAGAAGATACTAATACTCCTGAATCACTCACATGTGGAGTTTGCGGAATGGATTTAGATCCAAACTTAAAAGCTCCAGATTGGGATGCATTAGCAAAAGAGGAAATCTATGAAACGGACAATGAATGAAATAACCACAGATATTATGACTCAACAAATGAATATGGAAATGGCGTTAAATCCAGAAGAATTTAATGTTCAAATTCAAGAACTATTTGTTGAGCTATATGACAAAGAAGATGGTATATACTGGTTTTACCGTAATAATGAAAAAAGAATGGAAATGGTAGACGAGCATATAAATAAATGTAAATCAATAAAGAAAATGCTTCATAATAGCAATGAACGGGTTAAGCAGCTTGTTATCCAAACACACAGAGAATTAAAGACTATGCCCAAAAATTCAGAATTTAATCCTCTAAAGATAAGAAAATCCTCTGGTGCAGTTGAAGTAATAGACGAAAATGACATACCCGATGAATACTGGGTAACAGTTCAAACCAAAAAGCTAGATAAAAAAAGAATACTAAGTGAATTGAAAGAAGGATCTGAAATACCTGGAGTTCGTCTTATTAAGAAGGATTTTATAGGAGGTTTTAGATAATGGCTAAGTCAATGAAAGTTCCAGTTTTAGTGTTTGAAAAGATCGAAGAAACTGAAGTATTGCTAGAAGGATTAGAACTTGTAACAACAAATGCAAATTGGCGGAAAAGAAAAATTGTAGAACAATTGAAAGAAGAGTTACAAGGTGCTAATTATTCAATGGCAATGACAAACAATAACTAAAAAATTTGCCTTGCTTAGCTTTTTTTGTCCGAAGATTGGATTTTCCATAGGAAAAAAGAGTTAAAAATATAACTCTGTGATTTTTGGATGATAAATAAAGCATAAATTTGTTGATGGTTGGCGTCATAACAAGAGCAAGGCAAATAACTTATAAATGATGATAATCCTCGTAAATCGGGACTGTGTAAGTCGGACTTATAGTAGATTTAGGACTTCATCTATAGGAAAATATATATCATCATTTTAAAAGAGGTACATTATGACTAAATCGTATATCAAAAAAGTGTTTAAAGATAAAGATGTGCAATTAGGTAAAGGTTCAATAGAAATGATTGAACATGAACTTCAAGTACAAATATCTTTAATGGCTAATAGATGCAAACATGGTAATTTAAAACGATTAACACCTGAATTATTTTGGGTGGCAATGGGTAAATTACAATGAACAAAGAAATAGTAAGACTAATAGAAGAACGCCTTGAAAAAGGTAAGCGTGAATATGCTGATGAATTAGATCCCTGGGATGGAAGAGATTGGCCAAAAGAAGCCTTAGAAGAAGCGTTAGATCTTGCTATTTATATAATAGCTGAATTAATAAAAATAAAAGGAAGAGAAAATGGAAGAAGATAATACATTCTTAAACTTTAAAAAGAAAAAAGTTGCAGAAGAGTTCCCAGTTAAGAAAAAAGCGGGAAAATTAAGTAAAAAAATCAACAGATTAGAACGTGAAATGGAATCTATTAACGCACAACTTAAGATTATAAAATCTAGGTTAGGGCTATGACTTGGAGTGAAATGCTTGGCGATGTTCAAATGTATATGAATAGTTTTTATTTAGCATTAGAACAAATAGCCAATGCTAAGGATATAAAAGATCCTGAAATTCTAAGATCAATAGCAAAAAATGCTTTAGAAAGAGAACCAACAACAGCTGATCCATACAATACTGGTGATGAAATAGAATATAATTATGATAAAATAGGAGATAAAAATGACTGATTTGTCAACTTATGAATATGATAAAGCATATGTAAAGCAAACTGAAGAAATGGTGGGAAAATACGAAAAAAAAATAGATTTAATGCTTTCAGATGCAAAAATACTTGTTGATGCATTAAACAAAGCAAATGAAAATCTAAATAAAGCAGAAGAAAGAATAAAGTTAATAGCAAATACATATCATCTTACAGAAGCAGTAGGATATTTTAAGGAACCTATTAAATGACACATCCTAGTAAAGTTAAAGGAAACACATTTGAAAGAGAATGCGTAAATAAAGCGAAAAATAAGGGTATAGAAGCTAAAAGAGCTTACGGGTCTAATGGAATGTCACTTGGACTAGAAGAAGAGGTTGACGCCCTTATTGGACAATATAAAGTACAATGCAAAAGAAGAAAGCGTATCGCAAAATGGATTAAGCCTCCTAATTGTTGTGATGTTGCATTAGTACGTGAAGATAGGGGAGAAGCCTATATCATTATGGAATACGATGAATGGCTAGACCTTATTAAAAGAGCAGAACTATACCTAAAACTAGGATAGTAATGTTAAAGCCTGGAGAGCAGCATCCGCATTTTGTGTGGGCTGCTTTCTCTTCGGGTATTTATACCTCATCCAATCTTGTTTAAATATAGGATGTAAGTTTCTTCCTACCCATTTTTTAGCTGAATCTCTTATATCTCGTATATCTTGGTCTGGAAATACGCCAGTTTCTAACCTCATCGCATCTATAAGACCACGTTCATAAAGAAGAGGCATACTATATGTCCAAGTCCTAGCCATTTGTGAGTTTATAAGTGAAAGTGCTTTATACTGTTTTACTCTATCATCTACAAAAGCAAGATCTTCTCTATAAACAGCATCTTTATCCATTTCTCTAAAATTCTTTACTTCAGCTAAAGATAAAAGAAATCCAACATTGGGCCCAAGAAAATAATAACCACCTTGTCCATATGTCTTTTTTTCCAACTTTTTTACAGCTTCAGGATCATCTCTGTCTGTAGCAAACCATGAATATGCAGCATCTACTGTTTGTGCAACATCATTACTTAATACACTATCTGTCCTAATATTAGTAAGTGGTGCAAATATATTATTAATCATTCCTGTTACAATACCTAATCTCATCATAACAAACATTTCTTCACTTGTAAAATCACCTGCTTTCATTGATACTTTAGCTTTATTATACCAATCCATCATCATATCTAGATTTGAAAATCTATAATGCATAAACTGACCAAGAACTGTTCCTGCTCTTCCTTTAAGACCTGGCCCACCTTGTAATGCTTTAGCTTTAGCCCATTTAGCATATTCATAATGAATATCCAAAACTGAGTTATATCCTATTTGACCTGCTTCATTAGCCATCCATTTTTGTATTTTTTCACTAGCACCTTCAGCCTTTATATTTATTCCTGATTTATTAGCTATCCATTCAGGAGACATATTTTGAAGGTTTTTGTAAGCAATCGCAAATCCCATTCTAAATGTTCTTGACCTATTCCAGTCTTCAACAACTTTATGCATAAAAGCTGCTTTGTCAGATATTGAAGATGCTCCTCTAGCAATTATATCTGTAACGCCATCAGTAGACCTTACTATTTCACCCTCAGCACTTACTTTTAAGCCTTTACCCGTAAAAAAAGATTCCTGCAATGCACCTTTAGATGCTGCAGATATATCACCCTTACCTTTAAATGCATCAAGGATAGTAGAGCTTGCTTCTTTACCGTCAAACCATAAAAGACCAAATCTTTTAGCTTGACTATTTGCAAGTTCAGCATTTTCTGTTCCACCAGCTTCAGTATAAAATCTTCTAGCATCTTTTAATCCCTTAAATCCCCACCTATTTAATTCATACACTCTTTGAGTTCCATTACGAAGAGCACTACGCATATTACCGCCTAATAACCTAAAATATGTTAATGCACTTATTGTTCTCATAATATTGTCACTAACTACAGTATCACCAGCATCAAGTTTTTGAACTGTATTATATACATCAGTAGCAACTCTTAAATGATGATCTAATGCTTCAGCAACTGTTTCGTTTTTTGCTATTTTAGCAGGAGCTAAATGTTCATTCATTAATGTATCAGTTGCACGCTTAAAACTGTCTTTTACGTGTATTTTATAATTAAATAAAGAAACATCACCAACGTATTTGTTAAGAAACATAAATGGATCAAGACTATATTCGCTATCTACAGAAGACCTCGTTTTTACTCTATCTATAACACCTTCAAGATTAGTGACTTCTTCTCTAATATTTTTCATTAATTCAGGTAGCGTTTCTCCTTTAAGAGGTTCTTTTCTAAGAGCTCTTTCTATCTTCCCAAGTATTTTTGGAATGCCTAGTACATATTGTGGCATATATTGCCTATTCGAAACCATGTAATTATTGCCTTTTCTTACAGCATAATCACTACCTTCAGTAAATCCAAAAGTTTGCATTTGCTCATCGGCTTTAAAGTACTCAAGGTCTTTTATTGGTTGACCTTCTTTATCAACAACTCTTTGAAATTCAATTTCTTTTATGCGGTTTTTAATATCTGCTAATATCTTATCCATACCTGGAATATTGCTATCTTTGTTAATAGATATTACTTTTTGCAACCCTCTTATTAAGTTAATTGAAGTTGATTTTCTTATTTCATTCCATTCACGCTTCATATTATTTAATAAAGCTTCTTCTTTAGCACCAAATCCATACTTGCTTCTAAGCTCTGGAATACCAGCACCTTGAAACACTTCTGATAATATTAAATTAGCTCTACCAGCACCTTTTGTTAGAAGGTTCATTTTTTTATGTCTTAATTCTTGATATAAACCTTGATTTATTGTTTTACCTGCTGATTTATTTGCAATAATTGGCTCTAGCTGTGCTTCTAATTTGCTATATTCTGTAGGAGGCCCACCTAATGCACCTGAAAACTTTTTAAAATTATGCAATATGTCGTTAATACGTTTGTTATTATCTACGTTTTCTCTTCTAAAAAACCCTGTTTCAGCTACTAATTCTTGTTGGTATTTATTAAGCTCTGGTAATCTCATTAAAATACGTCTTGGAAGTTTTAAATTTGCCATTATAGCTCCATCTTTTGTTCCAAGTATTCCATTAAACTCTTGAAGTCTTATTTCAAATTTTTTAACATCTTTTAAATTAGGTATTGCACCTTTTATTGGGTCTAGTGGCAAGCCAGTAGCTTCTTCATATATACGTTCAAATTGTTCAAATGTGTTGTACTGAGCATCTTTTATATTTTTATATCTTGCACCAATTTCCCAATCAGCAGCTATTTTATTCATACGCTGATGTACTTTCTTTTTCTTTTCAGGAGAAATTCTTTCTCCTTTAGCTCTTTTTTTATTTAATACATGAGAAGCACAAGACAATATACTAGACATAACATACTCCAAGAAAGTTTGAAAAATTAATCGGCTGGGGGGTACGACTTTTAAAATTAAATTTCAAATTTTTATATATATAGATAAACATTTTCGTTATTTTTAATCTAGATTGAGGCATTTGAAAAGTTCTTCTACTCTACCCTTAGTTGATTCTTTTATTGTCCCACCTTGTCCCATATTTCTACCCCTATATGCATCCATAACACCAAAGTTTCTTACTTCTACATCACCAAATGTATTAGTTTTTCTATCAAAAACTTTCATCATAAATTGTTGGTCTACGGGAATCCCAGGTCTTTTTGCAGTACCTCTTTCCATTTCTTTTGATGCTCTATAAAGAGTAGCGGAATCAACAAGTTTTTTACCTGACATATAATCATACATAATTCCTGCAGCTCGCCTTTCTCTCGCACTACCATCTCTTAACAATTGGAATATTCCTTTGTTTAAGTATTGAGCATCAGTCATAAATCCATTTGGTAACTCTGTGGGTTCTGTAAAACCACCTTTTTCTACCTTTCTCATATCAACTTCAATACCAGTACGTTCTTGAACATAATGATTTCTTGACATGTTAATAAAGTCTCTGAGTAATTCATTGGCACTTATTTTATCCAACCCGCCTTTTGCTTGGATACTTCCATTTGCAACTTGTGCTAAAGTATTGTACACAGTTTTTGCTAAATTATTTTCTATATATTTTATTGAACCTATACTTGCTGTCCTAGAATGATTTCCAAATCTTATTGTTTCTATAGGAGATACAGTTTCATCAAAACGAGGTCTTAACATCCTAGCAAGTAATGCAAATTGCCTTATAGGATTATCAGCAAAATCTGGGCTTGCTAATTTATCAAGAACTAATGCAGTACGTCTAGCAGCATATTCACCTAAAGATGCTTGAGTGCGATCAGGTAGGTTTGAATAAGCATCAGCTATAGAAGCTTTTAATTTACCATATTCTGCATTGATAAATATTTGCTCACCTCCAGATATATAATCTATCCTCCCATCTTTGTGTACATATTTTACTTGACCGCCAAATGCTTTATAATCAGCTCGCAATCCCATTTGGATCTCACCTTCAACTATTTCATATCTATGACCATTTATTACCAGCTTATCTGAAGGACTTAAAAACTTTATATTAGACTTACCTGGAAGAACAACTTCTTTTGTTTCACCACTTTTATTTATAATTACTACAGGTTTATTTTTATAGTTTGTATATGCTCCTGCTTGTTTTACTTTTTTTCTTGCAGGATTACGATCATATGTATTTTCTGAATTACCTGGATCATAAGATAATCTCTCTTCAATAATTGATTTTAATTCTTCTGTTCTTATTTTTTTCTCTACTAATCTTTGATATTCTGCACTACTTTGTATATCACCGCCTCTTCCTCCTAAGCTATTAAGATCTTCTAACCTTCTATTTATTCTTCTTAGATCCGCAGACATAAATTCAAGTTGAACAATATCACCAGATTTCATTTGCATTTCTCTCATTGCTCTTTCAGCTATCCTATTCATCTGAAATTGATTTGCTAATTCTGGCTGTATGTTATTAGGAAGTGTCCAGTTATTTGGAACCCTACCTGAATCTATATACTCTAATATTCTATGAGTACTTGGCCTGCTTTCATCAAATGAATGAGTTTTATTAGCTATGCTATTTAATTCTTTCATTGCAAAATCAAATGGATTCTGAGATCTATCAAAGAAATTATTTGCAGATTCATACATACCTGAATTATCATATTCTCCTTTTATTACTTTATGATTTCTTCCGTGTTTAGGAAGAATAGAGAACATAAGGTTTTGTCTTGCACGTTGATAGTCTTGTAGGGTTGCTGACATATCTCTATTGGTTTCATCAACAGTAGTACCTTTATTGTATCTTAAGTATTTATTTATAGGAGAAATAAGACCATAATATATATCATCCCGTACTTGTTTCATGCTTTCAGATTGATAGTTAATATTTTCTTTTAATATTGAACCGTCTTTTAAATCACGAAGTTCAAACAATCCTTTATGTTCTACTCCTCCACGATTGAATCCAAAAAATAACTCTCTCATTAAAGCATCTGGATTTTCTGTATAAAACTTAGGATTCTGTTTATACATATCTAAAAATAGTTTTACACTAGAAGATACCTCATCAACTGTATCAAAATATCTAAGCTTATCTACATTTAATCTAACTTCCATCATTCTATGAGGGTCTTTTAAATGTCTCATTTGTATCAGTAAAGGTGACTCTCTATATATATTATGTAAGTATGTAAGGGTTTGATGCATCTTTACAAATCTACCTCTTGCAAGGTCAGTAGCATTCATTTCACCTTTATATTGTTGAGGGTCTCCTTCAAATGTAAATAGCTTTGGATCCGCCTTGCTAAATATTTGATCAGCTATTGCATTTAATCCTTTGATATCATTAACTGTTCTATATCCAGAAAGCCTTGCCGCTTCAGCCCATAATCTATTAGGAGCAGCAAGAAATGAGGATGATTTATCCATATCATAGTCAGCATCTTGTGGGTTAATAGCATCAGAGTGATTCATTCTACTACTATTACCTGCTAAATCTCCATTATGAGTAATGATCCTACCATCTTTACCTTCAAATGCTTTCAATCTAGAGATAACAAGGTCACCTGCCTGGTTTCTTGGTTGTCTATTATTTATAGAACCAATAGCCATTGTATTGTCAAACTGATAAAGTTCTGTCATCGCTTCACTATAAGTAGAACCACTTTTTACCCTTGCTAAGAAATCGTTTTCTTTTTTCTCTACTTGTTTAAATAAATTTCTATTTAATGCTTGTGCTTTTTTATTATCTGATTCTGAACCTTGGTATGATATCTTAGAATCATTATATATATCTCTTAGATTACCATCTTTATCTATACCTTTTCCTTCTACAATAAGATATTTTTCAGCACCACGCTTAACCATAAAAACATCTGCTGTTCTTTGTTGAAGTATAGGTTGCTTAATAGCAGCATCTATATCCTTAACTTCTTTTCCAAAGTTTGAATACTTAACACGCTGTATAATAACACTTTGCACATCTGGTCTATCATTTCCACCACCCAACTTAAAAGGTTTTTCAGCAGAGTGTTTTGATTGTAAGAATTCACCATATAACTGTACAGATTTAGTTCCATCTGCCTCTGTTCTTACTACAGAAGTTTTTAAACCACCCATGTCTGCTGTCATTACATCTAAAGAACCTTCTGGTACACGACCTGCAGCAATCATACCATTGTTCATAAAATAAGGTATTATCTTTTCTTCTATTTTTGTTCTTTGCCAAGGTGATGTAAGTAAGCCATCATGTTTTAAGAAATGGTCTATCCCTGTATTTAACCAAGTCATATCTCCTGTTTCAGAAGAGTGGGCAAATAAATCTTTTGCAAGTCTTGTAGCATAATAAGGATCTACATAATTTTGAAAAGAATCATAGACATTTTTTAACTTAGCATCAAGATTAATCCATTCCTTAATTCCTACATTATGATGCAAGTGAACACCTAAATTAGATCCAACTAAGGGATCGTGAGGTTGGCCTAGTGATTTTAAATTAATAGACTCAAATGGTATTTCACTTATATTGGTTTTGTCAAAAATAAGATTACCTTGCTTAGAAAGCCAGTCACTAACAGACCCAAAGTCTTTAGATAAAGCTTCAAAGTTTTCTATAGGCTTTAGTGATGCATGTACATTTCTACCACCATCTCTTATTGTAGATTCCATTGCTTTTACATCTGTATTATACCAGTCACTTGTTTTATTGTTTCTAAATTCATTTATTTTATTAGAAGAATTAAATGTTATTGCATCTACGCCAAGCTGAGAAAGTAAAGCATCAAATTCAGGGTTGTATTTAAATGCTGTTTTTGCATAAAATTCTTTTACCCTGCCATACTGTGACATGTCAGCCATATCTGTTTTAATATCTGTGTGAGATATAGTTGGTTTTATACCTCCAACTTTAATGTCTTTAATACTCCCATCTGGATTGAAAGAAATCATATCAGGACTGATACCGCCCATCATTGCGAGATTAGCTACAAAAGCACGTTTAGATAAAAAGGTTTCACCATCTACTATTGACTTTGTTAGTTGTTCATAATTTTTAATATTTTCATTATAAGTTCTTTCATTGATAACCCCAGTGTTTTTCAATTCTGTTAGTTCAGCTTTTTTATGATCAATAGATGAAAATATATTAACTTTTTTACCTTCATGAACCATTTCATCAGCAACAGATAGAATTTTTAACTTTGGAAATTTTGCTTTCTTGTCTTTCGGTAAAAATAGCCTAGCTTGATCTAATACATTTTTAAAGAAACCAGATTTATCTGAAACTGCAGCACCTTCTAAGAATGACCTTACTCTTGCAAGGTTTTCTTCATGGCCTACAAATCCATTTTTCATTTCACTTAACTTTAGATACTTCCATGTCTTTTTTCTTTCTTCTGGAGTAAGTTCAGCCCACTTTCTTATAAGAGAAGGTCTATCATTTATCAATCTTGTAAGTACTACTGCATCATGTATATCGTTATCTTTTAAATCAGAAGTTTTTTCATTAATCCTATCAACTAATTCTCTTATATTTGATGGAAATTGGTTTTGGTCTAATGATGCCTGAAGTTTTTCATAAAGATGACCACCTTCAATTCTATTTCCATTAGCATCTTCCCCTGATCTGCGAAAACCTGAAAGAAGATCTTGACCTATTCTATTATCACGACCTATTCTAACAAGCATTAATGTGCTTTCATCAGCCGCTATAACTTTAAATCTTTGCTTACTTAAATCAATTGTTTCATTACCCTGTGCCCTAGCATGGTCTTCTACTTTCTTTTTATCACCTAAAAATTCTCTAAAGCCATTTGCCATCTCAATAGGAATACCTTCACCAGATTCTATTTCTTTAATGATACGATCCATTTGCCTTCTTGAAGGTTTTGAAACATATTTACCATCTATGTAGAAACTATTGCTAAGTAATGATATCTCAGATGTGGCGTTTAAGGCTGAAATTACACCCTGTATGCCGTGTTTTTCTGTATAGCCTACTTGTTTATCAGCTAGCTCTAAACGACCTGATCTATAGCTATATTGTTTAATAGGCATACTGCTAAAGTACGCAGTAGTAATAGAACTTATATCAGATAATAATCTTTGATTAAATCTATTCCACCCACCTTCAGGTTCCATGACTGCTTTACCTCTATG